AAGGAGATTACCGATGGCGATGCAAACAGACGTCAAAGCCACTAAGCCGCTGACTGCGACTGGTGTCTTTAAAACCCAGACGGATGCCAACGTAGCTTTCCGGACTCGTATCAAGGGTATTTATTATACCAATGGTGCAAGTTCGGGTTCGGTTGTCATTACTGACGGCCAAGGCGGTGCCACACTGCTTACGTTGAATACACCTGCGGCAGCAAACGCCGACGCAGTGTATGTCCTCGTCCCGGATCAGGGCATCCTTGCAGAAAATGGGCTGTATGGTACGGTGACCAACACCGCTTCCATTACCATTTTCTATGGGTGATTTATGCAGGCACAGAAGAGCTACGACTTATCCGGTAAGAGCATCTTTATAGCCCTACCGGCCTACGACTTTAAGGTCTCCTTGAAGTTGGCGGTCTCTCTCGCTCGTTTTGCGCAAGCAGCCCCGCAGCATGGGATTACCATTCAGATCGGCAGCATTTGCGGCTGTTCGGTGGTATCCCGTGCGCGGAACCTGCTGGCTCAGGACATGCTGGAGTCAGACTGTGATTATTTGATGTTCATCGACTCGGACATCAACTTCGAGCCGGAAGACATTTTCCGCCTGATGGCATGGGGTAATGACCCCAAGAAGGGCATCGTAGCTGGCGTGCCGCGCACTCGTAACGAGAGCAAGGTTTATATAGCCAACCTCGAATACGACGAGAATAACGAACTCACGATGAATGGCATGGGCCTCGTCCGTGCAGAGCGTGTGGCGACTGCCTTTATGCTGGTTCGCCGTGAAGTCTTTGAAAAGATGGTCGAAGCCCACCCTGAGTGGAAATACTACGATAAGCGTAGCGACCGCATGATCCCCTGTCTCTTTGATTTCCAACTCACCGAAGAAGGCTACATGGGCGAGGACTTCCTCTTCTGTGACCGCGCTCGTGAGCTTGGCTTCGAAGTGTGGGTCGATCCGTCGATCACGCTCGGTCACATGGGTGTGCAGGAATACACCGGCAATTACGGGCGGGACATTTTGTACCCGATGATTGTGCCTCCGCAGAAGGATGTTGCATAATGGCCAAGAAAACAAAGCGCTATGAAGATGGCGGCGAGATTGTCGTAACTGGCTCTCGCCCGGGTGCAAACCCTAACCCTATGGGGGCGATACCTGTTTCCTACGCACTCCCCCCGCGTAACGTATCGCAGCGGCTAAGCCCGATCAGTGCTCCTTCGGGCGGCAGTTCCGGAGTGAACTTGGGGGGTGTCTCGACTGCCGCTGGTAAGATGTACGGCCTTAGGGGTATTCCTGTCGGCCCGGGTAGTCTTTCTGTCGGCGCGACCCCGCGTCGTGGCGGGGGTGTTGGCGGCACATTTAGTGTCCCGTTCAAAAAGGGCGGCGAAGCCAAGGCTAAGCCGAAGAAGATGGCCAAAGGCGGTTCGACTGCCTCCAAGCGCGCCGATGGCTGCGCGACCAAGGGCAAGACCAAGGGGAGGTTTGTCTGATGGCTAAGTCCCCTGCATGGACCCGCAAGGAAGGTAAGAACCCCAAGGGTGGCCTCAACGCCAAAGGGCGGGCGTCGGCCAAGAAGCAGGGGATGAACCTTAAGGCACCGGCTCCCAAACCCAAGACCAAGAAGGACGCAGCGCGGCGCAAGTCGTTCTGTGCCCGGATGTCTGGGATGAAAGCTAAGTTGACGTCGTCAAAGACGGCTAACGACCCGAACTCTCGTATCAACAAAAGTCTTCGTGCGTGGAACTGCTAAATGGAAATGATGGTCTGGAACGTAATCCTGAGCGCGGTAGTGGCGCTTATGGGCTTCTTCCTTAAAGGAAGGATGGATGAATTGGAACGTCTCGGCATTCTTCTCAATCGCACGCGTGAGGAAATCGCTCGTGACCACGTTACACGCGCCGAGATGAATGTCACGGTAGACCGTTTGGGTGAGCGGTTCGATAAGGCGTTCCAGCGTCTTGAGGCCAAACTTGATGAACTTGGGAGGAAGTAATGCCCAGCACAAGCGTAAAGCAGGCTAAGTTCATGCGGGCGGTGGCACACAGCCCGAAGTTCGCAAAGAAGGTCGGTGTGCCACAGAGCGTCGGAAAGGACTACGAGATGGCCGATAAGAAGAAAAAGATGAAGAAATTTGGTGATGGCGGCATGACCAAGAAGCCGAAGATGGACATGCCCCGCGAGCCGATTACGGGTGGCCCCAAGACGGTGCCGCTGACCCCGGAGCGCAAGGAGTTCCTCAAGGAGCTTGAGAAGCGCAACAAGCAGGCCAAGGACGACGCGGCCAAGACGGCTAAGAAGGCTACTCCGTACGCCAAGGGCGGTGCGGTTAAGAAGAAGAAGTATGCCGAGGGCGGCGACGCCAAGGCTGGCGAACGTGGCTCGATGGCATCGCGCATGGACCGTATGAAAGGTCGTTTCGACGACAAGATGGCGCGGTTCAAAGATCGTATGGCTGACATGCCAGAAGCGCGTCGTGCCAAGATGCAAGAACGCGTTGACGCGATGGGTGATCGCTTCGGGGCCAAGATGGACCGTTTCAAAGCACGTATGCCAGCGGCAACCCCAGCGGCTCCTGCCGTCGCTGCCCCGGCGCAGGTGGCTATTCCAACCACAACGAACAAACCCCGTATGGCAGTTATGAAGAAAGGTGGCAAAGTCATGAAGAAGTCAGATAAAGCTGGCCGTGCTCTCGTGAAGAAGTCGGCTGACACCATGGGTCGCGCCATGGTTAAGAAGAACAAGGGCGGCTCGTGCTATGCTGGTGGCGGTCTCGTCGCTGGCCACAAGTCGGCTGATGGTATTGCCAAGAAGGGCAAGACCAAAGGGAAGATGTGCTAATGCGCCCGTCGCGTGGCATGGGCGACATGAAGGCGTCTAAGATGCCCAAGGCGAAGACTATTCGCCGGAAGGACAATCCTGACGACGTCACCATGTATGCCAAGGGTGGCAGCACCAAGTTCATCCAGAAGGCCATCAAGAAGCCGGGCGCGCTGCGCTCGGCCCTTGGGGCCAAAAAGGGTGAGAAAATCCCTGCCAAGAAGCTCGCTGCGGCAGCCAAGAAGCCGGGTAAATTGGGCCAGCGCGCTCGGTTCGCTCAGCTTCTGAAGGGTTTCAAGAAGGGTAAGTGACATGGCGCGGACGGACGAAGGCAAGTGGAAACGCATTGTTGCGGCTGTAAAGGCCAGCGACAAAGGCGGTAAGCCCGGCCAGTGGTCCGCCCGCAAAGCCCAGCTTGCAACTCAACGGTATAAGAAGTCTGGAGGCGGGTACTCCGGTCCCAAGACGGAAGCCCAGAAATCGCTGTCTAAATGGACCAAAGAAGACTGGGGCACCAAATCTGGCAAACCTTCGACGCAAGGGTCTAAGGCTACTGGTGAGCGGTATTTACCGAAGAAAGCGCGTCAGGCACTGACATCTTCTGAATATGCTGCTACAACTAAGGCCAAGCGAGAAGGCACCGCCAAGGGCAAGCAGTTTGTGAAGCAGCCTAAGGCGATTGCTAAAAAGACTGCGAGATACAGATGACCACAAGCGGCACCACCACGTTCAATCTGAACCTCAACGAACTCGTTGAAGAGGCGTTCGAGCGCTGCGGTGCTGAGCTTCGGACTGGTTACGACTTGCGCACTGCCCGGCGAAGCCTCAATCTGCTGACGATTGAATGGGCCAACCGGGGTATTAACCTTTGGACTGTGGAGCAGGGTAGCATTCCCATGGTGCAGGGGCAGATCACCTACGATCTACCTGCGGATACTATTGACCTGATCGACCACGTTATCCGTACCCAAACCGGGCAGGCGCAAACCGACATCAACATTACTCGTATTAGCGTAGACACATACTCTACGATCCCAAACAAGAACGCTCAGGGTCGCCCCATTCAGGTGTGGATTAACCGCCAATCTGGCGCAACCTACCCCGATGGCTTGATCCCGCCCGGCACCGAGGTGGCATACCCCCAGATCAACGTCTGGCCTGCCCCGGAGCAGTCGAACTATTACACCTTTGTCTATTGGCGGCTTCGTCGCATTCAGGACGCAGGCAACGGCACCACGACGCAGGACATCCCCTTCCGGTTCCTTCCGTGCATGGTAGCGGGTCTGGCGTATCACCTGTCGCTCAAAATCCCTGACGCCATGCAGCGCACGGGGATGCTGAAGCAGATGTACGACGAGGCATGGGCACAAGCTGCTGATGAGGATCGTGAAAAGGCTGCGTTGCGCATCGCACCGCGCCAGATGTTCTATTAAGGAGACGCAATGCCAAATAGGTTTGCCTCCGGTAAGTACGCGATCTCGCAGTGCGACCGCTGCGGGTTTCGTTACAAGCTCAAGCAGCTTCGGCGGCTCGTCATCAAGACGAAGAACGTCAATATCCTCGTGTGCCCGACTTGCTGGGAACCAGATCAGCCGCAGCTTCAACTGGGTATGTACCCAGTCGATGACCCGCAGGCGCTGCGCGACCCCCGTCCAGACACAACCTATATACAAGCGGGCTTGACCGGGTTGCAAATCGACACCGTGGGAACTCCCACACAAGATATAGATGCTTTCGGCACTCCCTCGGGAGGTAGCCGTCAAATCCAGTGGGGCTGGAACCCAGTCGGCCTCAATGATCCTTTGGGTTTATCTGGGCTTCCAAATACGCTATTAGCTAGAGGTAGCGTTGGGACTGTAACTGTGCAAACGGAGAACTGAGATGGCTAAAGGTGGCAAAACGAACGAGCAAATGAAGAAGCTGGGCCGTAATCTGGCAAAGATTGCGAACCAGAAGTCCGGCAAGAAGCCCGTCAAAGACATGGGCAAGGTGGTGAAAAATGGCTGAATACAAGCAACCGGAAGTCTATAAGCAGGCTGATCTCGGTAACAACGGCTATCCGAACAAGGTCGCCAACACCCAGACGCAGAAGACCCGTGGCACGGGTGCGGCTACCAAGGGTACAGGCCACAGCAAAAAGATGGGGTAATTCGTGAACTACGCCCAACTGTTCGAGACCATTAAGGGATACGTCGAAAACGACTTCCCTAACACATCATGGACCGACTCCACGGGGTCGGGCACGGTGACGTTGACGTCTACCGAGCAGATCAACACGTTCATTCAGGAAGCCGAGCAGCGCATTTTCAATATTGTGCAGCTTCTGGAC